ATGAAGGATCCAACCTGTAATGTCTTTTCTATTGAGGTTGGAGATAACAAGGACGAAGCCGAGTTCTCGTTCAACTTCAAGATGGAAAACATGAAGATGCTAGACGGCGATTACCACGTTTCACTTTCCAAGAGCGTAATAGGTCAGTTTACCAATGCCAGCCGTCCACTAACATATTGGGTCGCTATGGACGCCAGCAGCACATACAAGGGATAATATGCTAACCGTAAATGATGCTATCGGACTTCTCGTAGAGAAGTATCGTCCTGCAATTATTGATCATTGTGTTCTTCCCCAAGACCTAAAGGATACATTTAATAGTATTGTAGAATCTGGAGAATGTCCTAATCTGCTCCTAGCAGGCAAGCCCGGTATGGGTAAAACCACAGTAGCCAAAGCCTTGTGTGCCCAACTAGGCGCAGACTACATCCTGATCAACTGTTCTGAAGACGGTAATATTGATACCCTACGAACCAAGATTCGGCAGTTTGCCAGTACGGTGTCTCTTTCGGAAGGAGCCAAGCAAAAGATTGTTATTCTGGATGAGTTTGACTATTCTAATGCCCAAAGCATTCAACCGGCCCTTCGTGGAGCAATTGAGGAGTTTGCCAAAACTTGTCGATTTATCCTGACGTGTAACTACAAGAATCGCATCATTGAGCCGATTCATTCCCGTTGTACGGTTATTGACTTTAACTTTCCATCCAAGGAACGCCCAGAACTGGCCAAGCAGTTCTTGTCTCGTTGTCAGGCTATCCTAGATGAGGAAGGCATCAAGTACGATCTTAAGGTGCTGTCTAAGGTCGTCGTCAAGTTTTTTCCGGATTTTCGTCGTACCCTGAACGAACTCCAACGGTACTCTGCAGCTGGAGTTATTGATATTGGAATTCTTAGTACGGCTGGGGAACTTAATATCAAGGAACTGATGGGATTTCTGAAGACTAAAAACTTTACAGAGATCCGTAAATGGGTAGCCAACAATCTAGACAACAGTCCTCAGGACGTGTTTAGGAAGGTCTACGATGGCTTATACGAGTATCTAGATCCCAAGAGCATTCCTCAGGCAGTTGTAATTGTAGGTGAATACCAGTACAAGACCGCTTTCGTGGCCGACCAAGAGATAAATCTGTGTGCGTTTATGGTGGAATTAATGATGAATTGTGAGTTCAAAGAATGAATCCGTTTGATTTCTTAAATTCAATAAATCAGACAAAAATTTCACTTATGGATGAAGATCCTGGGTGTGAACGGGAGTACAATCCGTTTCTAGCTAACCGTGGTCTTTCGTATTTTTCTGATACAATCTTTCTGGCAAACGAAATGAATCGTCTACCCGGTCTGGGTAAAAAGCTTCAATATGACTTTCTTCGGGTGTCTGCCAGGGCCCGTAAACGATACAGCAAGTGGATCAAGGACGAGTCTAATGACCGTATAGACGCTTTAAAGACTTTATACGGCTACTCTCACACCAAAGCCAAACAGGTAGTAGAATTGATTTCTGAAGATGATTGGAAAGCTATTTTTGCCCGTTTGGACCAAGGCGGCACAAATACCA